GTTGTCTCAATCTCAAAGCAAGCAGAGGCCATTTCAAGTGGGGACCAATGCTTATTCTCAATAAGATACTGAATTAGTTTAGTACCATCTTTGCCTTGATTAGCAGGGTTAGACACCCGTGCACAATCAGAAATTACTTGAGCCGCGTTCGGTGTGATCCACACGAGTTTCACTGTCATTCAGTTCTTCCTTTAGTTCTTGTTCTGCTTCCAGGTCTTCTACTAAACGTTTACGATACTTAATATTATTACCGTGGTTCTTGCTTAGTGAAGGCTCTTCTTCTCGTTTACGATTTGTCTTTGCCATTTAAATGTCGAAATATTCGTGATACCTATCTTCGTCTTCCTGAATCTTCTCAATAAAGGCGTCTACTAGATCCTCCGAAGTAAGACCTAGTAGATCCAATAGAATCTCTTCAGGAAGCTGCCTTAGTTTTTCCAGTAGCTCCTGATAGTGCATGTTACATCCGGCCTACTTGCGCCGCAAGCATATTTAGCATAGTGTAAAGCTGTACAAATGCGTCACCTACTCTGCTATGAAAAGTATAAACAAAAAAGCTTACATAGCCAGCGACTCCAGTAACTGCTAGTGGCTTTAGCCAACCTGGAAACTGGAAATCACTAAACCGAGTGAGTAGATAATTAATCCAACTGCCAAGAGCGTAAATACCCAGAATAGAATATAGCGCATAATTAAGATTTTCCATTTGACTTTTCCTTAAGTTCCTCTAGGGAACGCTTTAGATAAATAGCTAGATCAAGTGCTTCTTCATAGGCATGTTGTAGCCACTTATCTAGAGTGAGAGGATTATTCTCCACAGTAGTTCCATATTTATATGTACCAAACTGTTGCCGACGTGTGATATCATCAATCACACGAGCCTCAGTACCGCTTGGTTGAAATAGGTCCAATTGTTTATAATCCTTAATATCGACTTCCGACAGCACTATACTGCTCCTTTACGTCTGAGATCATAGGTATTTATTATTTAAATAACGTAAACTGACGGGCATAAGATCGAACTCACCATCAGGAGTGACATCGTTAAGCATAACGATGCCGCGATAGTGATGATTACCTTGTGGACCCATGTAATCTTCGTTGTGAAGATAACAAGAGCCTGCAATGATGCTAGTAATGCGACGTCCATCAGCACGGTAAGAAGTAGCAAATTGAAGTCCTTGTTGGTGGCCAGCAATACAACTCATGTGCTTCTTGGTTAGCAGCATTTGTGCTGAAGTACATGGTCGTCCTAAGACCCCCGAGGTAAAGTAATGACTGAAAGCAATGTTGTTAATTACAACTACGTCTAGGAAATGGTAGACTTCCCATCCGTACTCTCTGTACTTAAGGTCGTCTGTTGATAGGACTCCTTCCAGTTTTGCATCGTTTTCGACAGCCCGCTCGATTCTAGCCTCATGGTTGCCGAGGCAAAGAACTCGTCTTGGGACATATCGTTCTCGATGCTGTACCTTAGCTCTTTGGTTAAATCTTTCGAGAGGTCCCAGGAGGGTTTCCATAGCTTCATGAGAAGCTTCAATGTCGGACTTATACCTTCGGCCTTCAAATGATTTCTTGCCGACGTCATAAGATGAAAGTGAAGGCATATCGGCGAAATCACCGAGATTAACCACAATGTCAGGCTTTTTTTCACAGATGTAATTTCCAATTGCTTCTAAGAACTTGAAATCGTTTCCTGGCTTTATTTGACAGTCAGGAATCACCAGAATTTTCAATTCATGTTCCCCCAGTCAGGAGTCTTGATTCGTAGTGGCTGCTTTTCTGCATCCTCGTCATCAAGTAGTGGGTCGTATGGTTCATCAAGGTAGAATTGAACACCAGCAGAGAGTAGATCATTAACACTATAATTAAGTAAAAAAGTAGCCTCTCTTTTATTAATAAGACCTTCAATAATAACATCACCGTTTTCGTTTTTACCGATTACTTTTAGCTTCATGAATATACCCCTTATGTAGTTTTTGTTTTGCTTCAAGATATACTTTAGAAGCCTCTTCAATTGTAGGAAAAGATCCTAAATAATAAGTAATGCCATTAGATGTAATTCTTGCCATATAAGAATTACACTTATTATTTACTTGTACACCTAAAACCCCTGTAGAGCTATTTTCGCGTGCTCTATGCTTGTTTTCAAGGTTTTCTAGTTGTGTTACATCACGTAAATTGCTCCAACGATTATCCTCTTGATTGCCATTAATATGATCTACTTGGTTTTTAGGAAACTCACCAATCATATATAGAAAAGCTAACCTATGAGCTAGATACAGTTTACCATCTATAAAAATATAGATACGTCCCTTTGTTTTACTTCCAGCAGGTGTACTATTCCAGCGAGTAATCGGAGATTTTCGATAAAAGTTTCCAGTGTCTTTATCATACACAAGAACTTCTTTAAGTCTTTCCTGTGTCAGCATTATTATTCTTAATTAATTCTAGAAAGTGTGACCACTCTACAACAGCTAGAGTTTCAGCCCTGTCTTTCTTTACAACTACTAAAGGTTGATGTTTACCGTGAGTTTTAGCTTGATCGTAATAAGTGTGTAGCTGGCTTTGTGCCTTTGACTTACATTCAATCTGATAAGGAAACACTTTTCGTGCTGCTGGACTTAGCTGAACATCCTCGCCTCCAGCCCCCATAGATGTACTTTTTACATCATCAGGTTCTAGAACTGGAAATGCTTCTAAAATACCATCACGAACAGCCTGTTGTAAACGCCTACCTTTTGCCTTACTTGAACTAGGTTTAATCGCCATCAAGCTCCTTTAGTGGTTTCCAAATATCGTTTTCTTCTTTCCACAGCCATAGAACTTTACCATTCATTAGCATTTCTGCATCATTTCCGTATAGATCACGAACAGTGTCAAACATTTCTTCTTCAGTTTCGCAGTTAGCTAGAATCTTTTCTGCCTTTTTTGGACCGATTCCTTTAACGCCTTTAACGTTATCGGCAGTATCTCCAACAAGCATCTGATAATAGAAGAACCGTGTAGCGTCATCTGGAGATACTAAGTAACGTTCTTTACGGCGAGGGTTCCAGTGCCAACCATAATATTGATCTAAATCTTTGTCAATACTAACAATGGTAGGCTCTGCTCCACGTTTAAAGTGTTCTACACCTACTAAATCATCTGCTTCACAGCCGTCACTAACGATAGCATTATACTCATCGATCAGTCGTTGGCGTGCTACAGGTAAATATGTAGGCTTTACCATGTCTTTTCGATTAGCTTTGTACTCTGGATATACTTTATATCTAAAGTTATTATCACCAGTTAAGTAACAAATATAATCGGAGTCATTACAATCAATTAAGACATTCTCTAGCATTTCATCTACGTTATATCTAGCAGAGGATTCATCTAAACCCTCTGCCATAATCGCAGCTACATATGCTAGAGTATCCGCGTCAATTAGTAGCATTAAATGTCGTTAGGTTGATCAAAGAAAAGGTCAGGTGCATCTGTTACCCAAGCAACATACTTTTCAGCCAGTTCCAGAACAGCACTGGACTCCAATGCTGACTTAGCGCCAGGAGTAAGAGTAGCGATAGCATTAGAAAGACTAGATTGTCGAACAATGAGTTTCTGGCGCTCTGCTCGCTCATCCTTCGTTTCAAAGTCGCGGCCTGTAGATGGCGCTGGATTCCGCCCGGATGGAGCTTGTCCAGCGTTTGCAGGTACTCCTGCTGCTTCTGCTCCTGATGTGATAGAGGTCCACTGCCAATACCCGCGCTCGTCCTTGCTTTGTGTGATTGTGTATTGTTCTCCACCCTTTGCATCCTTTACAACGTTGAAAACGGCAGGATTAGCAAAAGACATAATCTTCTTTGTGCGGGTCTCGCCGTTCTCCTTGTAGATAACTTCGGCTTGCTGGTAACGCTTGCCAGTAGGAGTAGTAACTTCAACGTTTACGATAGTGATTGTAGCCATTTGTAGGTCTTCCTTTTTGTAGTCTATAGTAATATCTTATCACAAAAATGACATGTCTGTCAAGTCTTTTTTGTTTGGTCCGTACTGAACCTCTGATGTAAGAGGTACGGCGAAGTCATACCCCCATACTTGCTTGCATAGTTGTGGTACGAGTGCAACGGCTGAGAATAAAATCTCGCCAACTCTTGCAACATCTTCGGCCCTGCAATCGGCCACAATAGAGTCATGAATGGTGCAAATGAGAGACGCTCCAATTCCAGACTCTCGTAGTCTTTTAGCAGCTTCCAACCGCGCGAGCATGACAAGATCGGCTCCGAATCCTTGGACTGGGTAGTTCTTGATTTGCGTGATGGGCCATTTAAGTTCTCCGTTGTAGCGTCGTTCCGGGCTAAAAGGGAAGTAACGTCCGCTTGGGATAGTAAGTCTACCGGTTCGTTGTGCTTCATTGATAATGCTTTGGTGCCACTTAGCACCACCTGAATACTTTTTGTAAAAGGCGTCAATTACTTCTTGCCACCGCTTTTCAGAAAATCCCATAAATAAGAAGTCGGGATCGGTAAAAAACCCATAAGCTGTTGCTCCATATACAAGTTTAAATAGAAATCGTTTTGCTACCAATCGACTTGGTAGGTTGAAATCTCGTTGGTTGTTTGTGTGTAGATCCTCTTTCTCTGTGATTTCTTTAATCATCACAGCATCTTTAGCAAGATCAGCAAACGTGCAACCTTCAAGATTCTTTACGTCAGCGTTTACGATTGGCATTAAGTAAATCTACTCACGATAAATTGATCAACCTCACCAGGCTGATTCTGTAGGTTAGGGTTACTGCTGCTTAAACGGCCTGTACGGGCCACACACTGATTGTATTGACCGTGTAGGTACTCACCCCAGTGCTTCTCTTCAATAAGCGCAGGAAGGGCCTTTAAATACGTTCCTACGAGCTTCTCGATGTACGCTCTGCGAGATAGAAGCGCAAGAATGTCTTTCTGTACCTTAGCGGTAGCCTTGAGTTGTTGTAGTACGTCAGCAGCCGTTGAATAGAATCTGGTTGTGACATCTTTTACACCTTTGGTTTTCTTGAGTTCGTCGTTTGGGTTTGGCTTGAAGTAGCCTGGGAGCGTGACCGACCTTCGCTCGATTCGATCTGCGACGTACTCTGTACCTTTTCTTGGACCGGACTTGTAGACTCTTGTTTCAGGAGTTCTAATCTCTTGCTCAAACGTCCCGCCAAAGAGGAAGCAGGAGAGTTGATCGCCTGAGTTGTAGTTGATCCCGTTGGAATAGCGGTCGAGCCTCTGGTCAATGTCCAGAAGTTCGAGTGATAGTTTCGTTGCAGCTTCTTCTGACGCTTTGATATCATACTTTAACCCGTTG